GAATAGTTAAACGTATAGTAAAACTATAGAGTTGACATATACTTTGTATTAGTATAGAGTTTTATATAGGTTAAGTGAATAAATACTTAACTAATAAAAGTATAAACTTAATGTTTAACTAACGTACCGTATGTTTTATTAGATACAGCTTATTATTATGTATTCTCCAATAACATATCTCTCCTCATGTAGTAAGTAAGCTTACTTAACTAAAGTTTGCGGTACGTTTTTTCTCTTATAATATGTATTGACTTAAATGAAGAAACGAATACAACTATATGCTAGTGAAACTGTATTAGAAGAGTTCTATAGGGCTTTAGCCTCTAATGACTCTCGTGCAATGCAACGTGTTCACATCCCTAAGAGTGACGTATTCTATGTTCGTACAGCTATTGAGGCTGACACTGGCGTACATTACACTTTAGACCGCATTGAACGTGCTATGTACCTTGAGGGTATGTTAAAACGTAGAGAAGTACTAGACCCTGACCGTAAGAGAGAGTGGGAGTAGCTTAATACATGGCACTTATTGAATATCGTGGTGAAGAGTTCAAGGGTTACAACAAACCTAAGCGTACTCCTAATCATCCTACTAAGTCCCACGCTGTGTTAGCCAAAGAAGGTAAGACTATTAAGCTTATCCGATTTGGTGAGCAGGGTGCAGAGACTGCAGGTAAGCCTAAGGCAGGTGAGTCTGACCGTATGAAAGCTAAACGTGCAAGCTTTAAGGCTAGGCACGGTAATAACATCAAGAAGGGTAAGCTAAGTGCAGCTTACTGGGCTGACAAAGAAAAATGGTAAACAATAAGGAGAACACTATGGCTAAGATGCCTATGACTATGAAGAACGGCAAGAAAGTTCCTACCTATGCTGCTGACGGTGTTGGCAAAATGAATAAGGGTGGAGTTGCTAAGAAGAAACCTGCAGCTAAGAAGACTGGCTACATGTATGGTGGCATGGCGGCTAAAAAGAAGAGTTCAAAGTAAATGGCAGACCTTGCTTACTTTACTGCTACACAAGGTATAACGATAGCTTCCACTACTACGGGTGCTGACGCTACCGTTGTATATACGTGTCCAGCTAATCACGATGCAACAGTAGATTTACTACACATCTCTAATAACAATAATGCAAGTAAAAAAGTATACGTACAGTTCTACCACGCAGGTACTACTACGTATCATTTTATATTAAACAATCATGCAATAGCAGGTAACTCTGCTGAGAACCTGTTTAATGCTGCACCTTTGCATCTTCATGCAGGAGACAAGATCGTAATGTACGGTGAAACTACAAACACTATGGAAGCTTTAATTTCGTGCAAACAATATTATAACCCACTAGGCTAATGCATAACGGGGTTGTAATCTTGTATGTAGTCCCACAACTCTAGACATGGTATAACTATCCTTGGTACTACAAAAGGAGCTATACCATGTTTACAAGAATTTTAAGATTAATACAACGTAGCCAAATGAGAAGAGCAGAATACTGGCAGCTACACAATATGTCAGACAAAATGCTTAAAGATATAGGAATTACTCGTGGTGAAATCCAAGAAAAGTTCTACCAGCAAGAAAAAGTCTACCGTTAATGCGGCTAACAATTATACTAATCCTACTATGCGTAAGTCTCTTGTGGCATCCGTTAAGTCTGGTAGTAAAGGTGGAAGCCCCGGACAGTGGTCAGCTAGGAAAGCCCAGATGGTTGCTAAACAATACAAAGCTAAAGGTGGGGGATACACATCATGAAGGGCGTAAAGCACTATAAGAAAGACGGTACGGAACACAAGGGTGGTACTCACAAGATGCCTGACGGTTCTTTGCATACCGGTAAGGCTCACATTAAGACAAGCGTAAAGTTAATGCACTATAAAGATTTGAGCAAAGCAGCAAAGGTAAAAGCAGATGGCCCTAGCAAAAAGCCAAAAAAGTCTTAAGTCTTGGACTAAACAGGATTGGACTACCAAGAGTGGTAAGCCTTCTACACAAGGGCCTAAAGCTACAGGAGAAAGATATTTACCTAAGAAAGCTATTAAGTCTCTTAGCTCATCTGAGTATGCCTCTACAACTAAGGCGAAACGTAAAGGCATTGCCGCTGGTAAACAGAACGTAGCTCAACCAAAAAAGATTGCAGATAAAGTAAAACCTTATAGGAAAAAAACATGAGAAAATATCTTAAGCGTATTTTGTGTGCAGTGTTAAATAAAGAGTGCCCATGTAATAAATGTGTTTGCTAGAAGATAGTTGCATTTTTATTACTAGTATGTTATAACTATATATACCACAACATTAGTTAAAGGTAACAAGACTATGGCTAAGCAGCTAACAGAGAACCAGCAGAAATTTCTAGAAGTACTCTTTGACGAGGCTGCTGGTGATGTTGTTATGGCTAAGCGCCTTGCTGGATACAGTGATGGTACTCCTACACGTTCAATTACAGAGGCACTTAAAGATGAAATATTTGATGCGACTAAAAGCTACATGTCAAGATTGGGTCCAAAAGCTGCTATTGCTTACGGGTCGGCTTTGGATGACCCTACGCAGTTAGGCGTTAAGGAACGTATGATTGCGGCAGGTCAGGTACTAGATCGTTCGGGCCTTGTAAAAACTGAGAAGGTTTCAGTAGAGTCTAGTGGTGGCCTGTTTATTCTGCCTCCTAAGGATACTACTTCTGACGATGCGGCGTAAGACAAACTTTGAAAAAGCAGAACTAGGCTATTGGATGTTACCTAAGCCTAGTAACATAAAGAATTGGGAAAGGGTTCCAAGGTTAACTAAAAGGTCTGTACCTTTCGGGTATGCAATAGATCCAGAGGATGACACTTGGTTAAACCCTATCTCAAAAGAATTAGAATTATTAGAGCTTGCAAAGAAACATTTAAAGCAGTATAGTTATCGTGAAGTATCTGCTTGGTTGACTACTCAATCAGGTAGAAAGATAACTCATGATGGACTTAAGAAACGTATAGATGTCGAGCGAAGACGTAAATCACTTGCTGCAATTAAGCGTAAACTTGCCATCTGGCTCGAAGAAACGATTGTACAATACGAAGCGCTCGAAAAAGAAAGAATCGGCTCCTACACCTATAAAGACTGAGGAAGTAAAAGTAGAGCATAAAGTATACGCTACTGCAATTCCTGATACATATGATGTAGAACGTGCACAAGAGATAGTCTTTCAACCTAACCCCGGTCCTCAGACTAACTACTTGGCTGCTAGTGAACGGGAAGTGTTGTACGGTGGTGCAGCTGGTGGTGGCAAGTCATACGCTACACTAGCTGATCCGTTACGTAACTTAGGTAACAAAGACTTTAGTGGCTTACTTGTACGTCACACTACTGAAGAACTACGTGAGCTTATCCAGAAGAGCCAAGAGTTATACCCTAAAGCTATTCCGGGTATTAAGTGGTCAGAGAGAAAGCAGCAGTGGACTACACCAAGGGGTGGCAGGCTCTGGATGTCTTACTTGGATAAAGAGACTGACGTTATGCGCTACCAAGGACAGGCGTTTAACTATGTAGCCTTCGATGAGTTGACCCAATGGAAGAGTCCGTTTTCGTGGAACTATATGAGGAGTCGCTTGAGATCCGCTAACGCTGAGTTGGGCTTGTACATGAGAGCTACTACTAACCCCGGCGGTCCCGGTCACCAGTGGGTTAAGAAAATGTTTATTGATCCAGCAACTCCTAATGTTCCGTTTGCTGCTACTGACATTGAGACAGGTGAAACACTAAGTTACCCTAAAGGTCACAGTAAAGAAGGGTTACCTTTATTCCAACGTAAGTTTATTCCTGCTAGTTTGTTTGATAATCCTTACCTAGCAGAGAGTGGTGACTACGAAGCAATGCTCTTGTCTATGCCTGAGCACCAACGTAAGCAATTGTTAGAAGGTGATTGGGATATCAATGAAGGGGCAGCGTTCCCTGAGTTTAATCGTAAGATACACGTTGTAGAACCTTACGATATACCTAGAAGCTGGGCAAGGTTCCGTGCTTGTGACTATGGTTACGGAAGTTATACGGGTGTTGTGTGGTTTGCAGTGTCCCCAGCGGAACAATTAGTAGTATATAGAGAGTTATACTGCTCTAAAGTTACAGCTATTGACTTAGCTGGCATGGTTTTAGATGCAGAATCAGGTGATGGTTCGGTACGATATGGCGTACTTGATAGCTCTTTATGGCATAAAAGGGGTGATACAGGCCCTTCTTTAGCTGAACAAATGAATATGAAGGGTTGTCGCTGGCGTCCTTCAGATCGTTCTAAAGGCTCTCGTGTAGCTGGTAAGAATGAATTACACCGTAGACTTCAAGTAGATGAGTTTACCGAAGAGCCACGTTTAGTTATGTTTAATACTTGTACTAACCTTATAGCACAATTACCAAGCATTCCTCTAGATAAACGTAATCCTGAAGACGTTGACACAAATGCAGAAGACCACTTGTATGACGCTCTACGTTATGGTATTATGACAAGACCCCGTAGCTCCTTGTTTGACTACGATCCAGCAACTTCAAGGTCAGGCTTCCAAGCATCTGACCCAACATTTGGATACTAAGTATGGACCCTAAAGATTTTGACGATAGCTACGAAGAGAACATTGAGTCTTCTGATTCTTCTTTCATTAAAGATGTAAAGAAAGACTCCTACGATTCAGATTCTTCTGTTGGTAGTATTACTGCCTTTGTTGAGAATAGGTTTAAGAAAGCTGAAGATGCTCGCCTTCAAGATGAAGAGCGTTGGCTTAAAGCTTACCGTAACTACCGTGGCTTGTACAGTGAGCAAGTCAAATTCACTGAGGCAGAACGCTCTCGTGTATTTGTAAAAGTAACTAAGACTAAAACTCTAGCAGCCTATGGGCAAATCATTGACGTTCTTTTTGGTAACAAGAAGTTCCCTATTGTTGTGGACCCTACTACTCTTCCAGAGGGTGTAGCTGACACTGTACACTTTGATGCTACCGCTGGCCCTGAAGCAGAAGAAGGTCTTGAGGATTACAAAAATGCATTCACTCCCTTCTCTAAAGATGAGAGCCGCCTTGCTCCCGGTGAAACTATGCAGACACTCCAAGAACGCTTGGGTGGACTAAAGGATAAGCTAGAGCCTGTACAAGAGAAGCTTGTTGAAGGTCCGGGTACAGTTCCTTCCGCTATTACTTTTAGCCCAGCTAAGGTTGCAGCTAAGAAGATGCAGAAGAAGATACATGATCAGCTAGAAGAGAGTGGCGCTAACAAGCAGCTACGTCTTGCTGCCTTTGAGTGTTCCTTGTTTGGTACAGGGATTATGAAAGGTCCGTTTGCTGTAAACAAAGAGTATCCTAACTGGGATGATGAGGGTAACTATAACCCTGTCATTAAGACTGTTCCTTCTACAAGCAATGTATCTATATGGAATTTCTATCCTGACCCTGACGCTGCTAACATGGATGAGGCAGAGTACATTGTTGAGAGGCACAAGATGTCACGCTCACAGCTTCGTGCTCTCAAAGGGCGTCCTTTCTTTCGTGACAACGCTATCGACAACTCTCTCAAGATGGGTGAATCCTATGAGAAGAAGTGGTGGGAGCAAGCGATGGAGGATGATGAGCAAGGCAGTAAAGCAGAACGCTATGACGTAAAAGAGTTCTGGGGTTTTGTTGATCGTGAAGTATTAGAAGACCACGACATTGACATCCCTCGTGCACTTAAAGATGCAGAGCAGCTTAACGTAAACCTATGGATATGTAACGGTCAAGTCTTACGTATGGTTATGAACCCGTTCAAACCTGCACTCATCCCTTACTACGCTGTACCTTACGAAGTTAATCCTTACAGCTTCTTTGGTGTAGGCATTGCTGAGAACATGGATGACACACAGACACTCATGAATGGCTTCATGCGTATGGCTGTAGACAATGCTGTACTGTCAGGTAACTTGCTCATTGAAGTAGATGAGACTAACCTTGTACCGGGACAAGACTTAAGTGTGTACCCCGGCAAAGTCTTTAGGCGTCAAGGGGGTGCACCGGGTCAAGCTATCTTCGGTACTTCTTTCCCTAACGTAGCTGGTGAGAACATGCAACTCTTCGACAAGGCTCGTGTCCTTGCTGATGAGAGTACAGGTTTCCCTAGTTTCGCTCACGGTCAGACAGGTGTATCAGGTGTAGGACGTACCGCTTCTGGTATCTCTATGCTTATGTCTGCAGCTAACGGTTCTATTCGTACAGTTATTAAGAACGTAGATGACTATCTTCTTAACCCACTAGGCAAAGCTTTCTTCAGCTTTAACATGCAGTTTGACTATGACCCTGAGATCAAGGGTGACTTGGAAGTTAAAGCCCAAGGCACTGAGTCTCTCATGGCTAACGAAGTACGCTCACAACGCTTGATGCAGTTCTTGCAAGTTGCACAGAACCCAACACTGGCACCCTTCGCTAAGATGGATTACATCATTCGTGAGATTGCTGTTAGCATGGATCTTGATCCTGATAAGGTTACTAACTCTATTCAAGATGCTGCGATACAAGCAGAGATCTTTAAGCAGTTCCAAGCTCCTCCTGAGCCTGCTGCCCCCGGAGTTCCTCCTGTAGGACCACAGGGTGCCCCGGCAGGTGCCCCTCCGCCTCAAGGAGCAGGCCCTACAGGCCCACAAGACATGACAGGTGGGGGAGGTGGTAACATCGGTATTGGTGCTGCAGCAGCCCCCGGAGAGCAGGGCTTTAGTGGGAACGTACAGTAATGGCTGGCTTAAGTAGACTTATAGCTAAAGAGCTAAGCTCTGCGTTGGGTATCACAGATAACCCTAAGTTTAATCCTATGTTTAAAGATGTAGATGATGAGCTATTTGATGTCGCTAACCCAGACTCATCTGCTGTTGCAAGCTTCTATAGTCCTGTCGAGAGTGCTATTGAGAATGCTCCTATTAGTGGGGCTAGGGGTACTAAGGGTGAGAACATTGAAGCCTTTGTGCGTAAGAGGGCACCTAAGGTATCTAAGAGTGAGATGGAGTTCCGTGAGTTTAAGTTAGATCCTGAGGAGCGTTACACTAAGGGTCAAGCACTTCAAGATTCTATGATGGAGCCTATGGAAATTAGTGCACTACGTAAGGGTACTAAGAATAAAGGTATGCAAAGACAGAATGACCTACTAGATATAGAAGTAGGATATGAGGAAGTTGGTGTAGACGTTACATCTAAAGACTTAGGTCTTATGACTCACTACGGAAGATCTAACCTTGCTCACACACGTTATAGTGTAAGAAAAAATACTTCTACTAGTAAACAGAAAAAGGAGCTTTCTGAGTTCTTCTCTACTGAAAACTCTAATAGGCTCTCTTCTCTATCATCAAAATTAGATTCATCGTCAGGTAAAAAATATATCCTCATTGAAGAGCTTCAGTCTGATGTAATACAAAACATGTCAGACAATCCTAGCAAAGCTCTTGCTAAGGCTACAGAAGAGTTGAGGGTAGAGTTTAAATCTAATATGGATGATATAGCTTTTAAGCCTGAGTTTGATTCACCGGGAACTCTATTTGAAGATTATGAAGACTTTGTATTTAATAAGTACTTACCAATAGCTACTGATAAAAAGCTTTCAGAGGATCAAACATCAAAAGCTATGCAAGAACTATTCAAAGATCAGGGTTTTGCTCATGAAGGTGTTAATCAGTTCAATGCTCTAAAACTAATGTTTGAAGCAATGATGGATTACAAAACTAACGTATATAACTTCTCAGGCAAAGACAATATATTAGGACAAGTCACTGACGAAGTTTTAGATTTGGTAAGTGAGACTAAGCGTATCGTAAGTAAAAAAGATACACCCCTCACAAGCTTAACTGATTCAGTACGAGTGCTACTACAGTCTATCATTGCTGATGCTAAAGCTAAAGGTGTTGATGAGATTGTACTACCTCCTATAGAGAAGTTAGCAGCTAGGCGTTTTCGTGTAGATAGTGATGAATATAGAAAAGCTATTACTAAAGGCTCAGGCTTTCACAATACATATGTTGTAGCGTTTGATAAAGCTTTGAAGCAACTAAAAGCTGAGCTTGGTAATCAAGTTAAAATTGGTACTAAAGATCTGAAGTATGAGAATTACATTAGCCCTAAAGACCGCCAGTTAGCAGATCGTTTTCCGAATGGTAGTATAGCTAAAAGGGTAGCTGAAGATAGTGTAGATATACTAAAAGGTAAGTCTCTTAACATTAAAGATTTAAAGTTAGACCCTACGAGAGCCAAACTACGATTAAACAAAGGCGGCTTAGTCCAGAGGCCTAACAGATGAAACTACAGAAGTTAGTAAACGACAAGCCTTTGTGGGATGAGTTCTGCGAAATGCTAGAAGATAAAGTTAAACAAGTGCACAAGAAGATGGAACAAGTCACAAGTACAGATGATATGTTTCGATGTCAAGGTGAAGCAGCAATACTACGTAAGCTTAAATATCTGAGGGATGAAGTTAATGGCAATAAATGAACAAATGGAAATGGCCTTTAATAATCAGGCTCCTCAAGTAGACCCAGTGTCAGGTAATGAAATACCTCCGGGTTCTCTACCTGAAGAGGTACGTGATGATATTGATGCTAGGCTAAGCGAAGGTGAGTACGTAGTACCCGCTGATGTTGTGCGTTACTTTGGTGTTAAATACTTTGAAGACTTACGTACAGAAGCTAAGCTTGGTCTATCTGGTATGGAAGCTGATGGTCGTATCGGTGGAGAGCCAATGGCTGTAGACCCCTCTGGTATGCCCCCAGAAGGTATGGACATTAGTGAAGAAGACATTGCTGCACTTGAGCAAGCATTGACTACAGGCGTTGCTAACGGTGGCTTGATGGATAAGATGGCACGTGTTGCTAAGTATGACCCTCTTGTTAATGCTCGTATGAATGCTGGTGGTTTGATTGTAGGCTTTGCTGAAGGTGGTGGTGCAGTACAGAGTTTGTATAATGATCCTACTCGTATTGACGCCCTTATCCAAAAGGTTACAGCTGCTGCACAGTCCAACCCGTCACTCATGGGTGAGTTAGCTAAGCGTGGTGTATCTGTTAATACTACGCAAGCTAACATGGACCCTAACGCTATGCAGCAAGCTAACAATCAAGTTCAAGCTTTTGCTCCCGGCGGTGACGTTTCTCCTACATTTAACGCCGCATCTTTCCCCTTAGGCTTCTCTACGTTTGGCCCCTCTGCCCCCGGAATGGAGGGTGTTACAACTCAGGTAGCTTACTATAACCCTACTACGGGGGAGAATAGATCTTTTGCTCACTACTCTAGTACAAACACTCCGGCAGAGCCAATTCCAGCTGGCTTTATTTTAGGCACAGCACCAGTAACAAGTGCAGCAGGTGTTCAATCAGCAGTAGCTAGCGGTCAAAACATTAGTAGCGGAGGCAATGATAATGATGGCCCAGCCCTACCTCCACCAGATCCAGATGGTTGGGTAAAGAAGTATGACTACTCAGACCCCAATGCTTTAACAGCTACCCTAATGGATTCAATTGACGATAAAGAAGCAGGTTGGCAAAAGACTTTGACAGCGGGGCCTCTTACTCACTTCATTGGTAATCAAATTTACTTAGACAAAGCACGGCAAGTAAATACTAATATTGAATGGTTAAAATCTATTGGAGATACTAAGAACGCAAAGAAACTAAAAGACCAACTAAATATTTACATTGCAGACAGAGAAGTTACTGGTGACATTACAGGTGGTAGCTACAGCATAGATTCAATTATTGAAAATGGTAATGTTACTGTAAAGCCTATACCCAAGCCTAAACCTGCGCCTAAAGCAGAACCCATAACTACAGCTGCTGCTCCCCCTCCTGTTGTTTCAGGAATCACTGCCAATAACAATAATAACGATGGGGGCAACTCATCTTCAGGTCTTGCTAATCACCAACAGATAGCTAGTGTAGCGCGGCAAGAAGGGGCAACTGCAGGTCAAGCTGGGCGCATAGCAGCTAAGTCCGTCACCAAAAACCTAACCTCTAAGGAGAAAAAAGGTGGAGCAGGGTTAGACTCATCTTATGGTATATCAGGTCTTAACAAAGGCGGCTTGATGAAAAAGAAGAAATAACTACCAACCTAAAACAACAATAAGGCTACCCAGCTACGGCTGGCCCCACATAAAGGAAATACTATGCCAGAACTACTAGCAGTGGAAACTCCACGATCAGCAGGATTCGTTGACTCCAAATACAATAACGCTAACAAGCGCCGCATTCAAGAACAAGAAGCGGAACTCGAAGAGCTAATGAACAACGGAGAAGAAGAGCAACAAGAAGAAGAGAAGCCCAGCGCTAAAGCTTCTGATGCTCCTACCGAAGAGCAAGACGAAAGTCTTACAGGTGAAGAGCGTACCTACAAGAAGCGCTACAGTGACCTACGTAGTCATCAGAACAAACAAGCTGAAGAACTCAAAGCCCTTAAGGCTCAACTAGAGAACGCACAAGTTCGTGGTGACATCCGCCCTCCTAAGTCTGATGAAGACATTGAGGCATGGTCACGAGAGTACCCTGATGTATCAGCTATCGTTGAACGCATTGCAGAAAAGAAAGCACAAGAGAAGTTTGCTGGTGCAGAAAGTCGCTTGCAAGAGATTGACCGCATTAGTGCAGAAGCTGATCGTGATCGTATGGAAGGCGAGATTAGGGCTATGCACCCTGACTTCGATGAACTACGTGCTAGTGATGGCTTTCACGATTGGGCAGGAGAACAACCTAAGTGGGTACAAGATGCTCTCTATGAGAACTCAGAAGACCCTGCTTCAGTAACACGTGTAATTGATTTGTACAAAGTAGACAAAGGCTTAGATACTAAGACTAGGAAGAAGTCATCTAAAGCTGCAGCTTCTGCTGTTGTAACTAAACGAACAACTAGGCCTGACTCAAACGATTCAGCTGGTTACTTCTCTGAGTCTCAAGTGCATAAGATGTCTCCTCATGACTACGAGAAGAACTCTGACGCTATCATGGAAGCTATTCGTGCAGGTAAGTTTGACTACGATATGTCAGGTGGAGCACGTTAATATAAAATAAAGCATTGACATCTATGGTGTACGTAGTATAACTATAGTTGTCTTTACATTAAGTTGTAAGCCTCTTGTAAACAAGACTACCTTACCCTTGATAGACTACTACTAACTCGCTAAGTCTAAACATACCAATTATAAGATCTACCTGAACTAGTATAGGCCCGTATAATTTAAGTTACATAACTGATCCTTATGACTTAACCTTATATGCACCCTAGAATGTACAGCCTCTTATCGGTTAGTTTATCTTATTAAACATAAGCCAAACACCTAACGGAGGATTTATTATGGCTTTTACAACTGCAGGTGGTTACGGGAATTTACCAAATGGTAACTTTAGCCCAGTAATCTATTCTAAAAAAGTACAACTCGCTTTCCGCAAAGCTACTGTTGTTGGTGATATAACCAATTCAGATTATTTTGGGGAAATTGCGGCACAAGGTGATACAGTAAAAATCATTAAGGAGCCAGAAATTTCGGTTTCGGCTTACGCACGTGGACAGACCGTCACTGCACAAGACCTTGATGATGAAGATTTCTCCTTAGTCATTGATAAGGCTAACTATTTTGCCTTTAAGATGGACGATATCGAGGAGGCTCATAGCCACGTCAATTTTATGGACCTTGCTACCAACCGTGCGGCTTACCGCTTGGCTGACCAGCATGACCAAGAAGTACTTGGCTACCTTTCTGGCTATAAGCAAAGTGCTTTGCACTCAGCCGCAGGCGCTGTAAACACAACAACTAATGGCACTAAAGCTGTTGATGCTGCTGGTTCAGACGAATTGTTGACTTCTATGAAGCTTAACAAAGGTTCTTTCGGTAACATCACTACTGGATCTGCAGGTGATCACTCTATCCCACTTGTTCCACGTTTGCCCGGTGCTACTGCACTTCCAACTGCAAACGCTTCACCAGCAATGGTCGTGTCTCGTATGGCTCGACTCTTGGATCAACAGCAAGTTGACACCCAAGGTCGCTGGCTGGTAGTTGATCCAGTATTCATGGAAATCCTGCGTGACGAAGACTCTCGTCTTTTCAATTCAGACTTCGGTGAATCCGGTGGCCTTCGCAACGGTCTTGTTTTGAATAACTTCCACGGTTTCCGTGTATATACTTCAAGCAATCTTCCAGCTGTAGGTACTGGTCCGGGCACTACTGGTGCCTCTAACCAAAACGCCAACTTTGGTGTTATTGTAGCTGGTCATGATTCTGCTGTAGCAACTGCTGAGCAAATCAACAAGACTGAAACTTATCGTGACCCTGACAGCTTTGCTGACATTGTTCGTGGTATGCATCTCTACGGTAGGAAGATTCTTCGTCCTGAAGCAATCGTCACTGCCAAATACAACGCAGCATAAGGGAGAACTGAAAAATGGCTAATCTAGCAACAGCGGATCATGCTGCCGTAGGCAACACCGCACGGGGACGTTCCCCATACTTAGTGCAAAACACTATCGACATTGCAGCCGCAATTGTCCTCAAAGGTAGTGACTTTGCTGCTGGCGATACGATGGAAGTTCTAAACGTCCCAGCAGGGTCTGTAGTTCTTTCCGCTGGTATCGAAATCATGACTGCAGTTGATGGTACTTGTACTATTGATTTGGGTTACACAGGTGCTGATCCAGCCCCTGTTGACCTGTACGTTGATGGTTTGGATGTAGTTGGTGGCGCAGTAGGTGCTTACTCAACAACTCCAGCGGCTGAAGCTGCACAAGTCCAAGTTATTGGTTCCGGTGCAGGTACTGCTATCATCTCTGCCAAATTTGTAACTGAAACAGATGTTACCCTTGGTAATCTCCGCTTCTGGGCAGTCCTGATGGATGTATCAGATCTTGGTACAGGTGACATGGCAGCTGCAACTGCAGCCCGTGATAATGTCTAAATAAAATAACTTTGGGGCTGGTTTCGTGCTGGCCCCATTATACTTATGTAAATATACATGTATATAGAGGAATGAACTATGGGCATCACTACAGCAATGTGTACAAGCTTTAAGCAAGAATTGCTTGGTGGCCTACATGACCTTGACACAGACTCAATTAAACTAGCTCTTATTAAACCTAGCAACAGCGGCACATACGGTGCAGCTACTACAAATTATTCAAACGTAACGGATGCCTCAGATGAGTCTTCTGGTACTAACTACTCTGCAGGTGGACAAGCTTTAGGCAGTCCCTCTATTACAGTCAGTGGAACAACTGCTATGGTAGATTTTGCAGACGAAGTATTTGAAAACGTATCAACATCAGCAGATGGGTGTATTATTTATAACACAGCAAACTCTAACTCAGCTATCTGTGTAATTGACTTTGGTGGCACTGTAACTGCCGTTGCTGGTGACTTGACTATTGAGTTTCCTGCAGTCGGAGCAAGCACTACCATAATTAGAATAGCTTAAACTATGGCTATTTATGGTGCTAATGATGGTCTATATGGTACAGGTACTTTTGGTACTGCTGTATTTGGATCACTTAGCCCTGTAAAAGCTATAACTGGTGTCTCTGGTACGGGTGTAATAGAACCTCCTGAGATAGGTGGCTTTGAGGTTGACATTGGTGTACGTCTTACTGCTACTACAGTAGGTACAGGTAGTGTAGGTTCTTTACAGCCAAACATTAAAGCAGAAATATCTGGTGTAACTGCTACAGTATCTCTTGGGCAAATAACTATAGATGCCTTAGAAGAAATATTCACTGTAGTAGGTACGGGTTCTGTAGGTTCCGTAGGCGCAGGTGTTACCCCTAATATAACAGGTGTAACTGCTACAGGCCAAGTGGGTTCTATTAGTACGATACATGTTTCGGAGATTATAGTATCTGCAGGTGCAACAACAACACTAGGTACAGTAACACCAACAGCAGTAGTCTTTGACTTTAACTCCGTAAGAGATCAGTACAGTAGAAAACGTTCTGTAACTATTCCAAGGGCAGCATAATGTCTACTGTAGCTGAAAGAACAATTTTAATAGCTGGTGAAAATAGATCAGTTATAGTAGAAAGACAATCGACATCTGCAGATAGAACTGTACATGCAACTGAGGATATGTAAATGAGTTTCCGTTGGCCTGTTAAAGACCCTGATGAACAGCTAGACTACAGCGTAGATTGGTCACGTTTTCTTGTAGATGCAACTATTTCTAGTGTTGTATGGCACGTCAAGTCTAACACTTATAGTACTAAAACTGTACTAGCGGCAGGTGAGACACTGACTACTGCTTCAGACAGCGCAGTGACGGACAGCATACAGAACGTATCGCAGACTAACACAGATACAGTAGCTACTATTAATATTGGTGGTGGTACAAATAACGCAGAGTACACTTTCTTTTGTAGAATGATTGATAGCACGGGCAGTCAAGCAGAGCGTAGTATTAAGCTACGCATAAAGGAACGATAGATGGCATATGATTATATCGGGTTAGTTAATGATATTAACCGTAGGCTTAATGAAGTAGAACTTACATCTACTAACTTTACTAATGCCGTTGGTGAGTACAGTATGATAAAGGATGCTGTAAATGCAGCTATACGTTTTGTAAACCAACACGAGTACGAATGGCCCTTTAATCACGTTGAAGCAGAAGAAACATTAACTGCAGGCACAGTACGTTATGCTTATCCTTCAGACGCAAAGACTTTATCGTTAAACAGCTTTCGCATTAAACGGAATACTACGCTGGGTAATGACACACGAAGATTAGCTGTTATGTCTTATGAAGAGTACTTAGATAATCACGTAGACGCAGAGTACAATGTAACAGAAAACATACGGGCATTACCCCGTAATATATTTAGAACACCTAACTTAGAGTTTGGTTTTATTCCTGCGCCAGATAAAGCGTATGAAGTAGTGTATGAATATTATAGACTACCCATTGATTTAGTTGGTGCTACTGATGTACCTACTATACCAGAGCAGTTTAGGTATATACTGGTAGATGGTGCCATGCACTATGCCTATATGTTTAGAGGTGAAACACAGGAAGCAGCACTTATACAGCAAAGGTTTGAAGCTGAGATAAAAAGTATGCGTAGTCTGTATATTAATAGATACGAATATTTACGATCTACTGTAATCATTCGTTCTGATTCATCCATTAGTTCTTCTAGGATTTCTTAAAGCATGGCAACTACACGCCAATCATACCCTATAGAATTTAAGGGTGGTCTTATTACTAATATGAGTCCGTTGCAGCAGGGTATTAATGCACCCGGTTCTGCACGTATACTTAAAAACTTTGAGCCTTCCGTAAAGGGTGGGTATCGTAGGATTGAAGGTTACTCAAAATATAATGATACTATTATACCTCCGTATGGTCAACCCGTAGTTCATGGTGGAAGTCAAGGTACTACTACAGGTCTTGTACTTGGTAATATACATAAGTCTCCAGAGGTAGGTGACACGTTAACTATAGCGGGTGTGTCTGGTACGTACACTATTGCATCCGGTGGTGTAACTTTTGACACAACTAATAATAGAGTTACATTAACTCTTACTACTGCCAAGGCTTCTCAGCCTGCTAACGCTGCAGTTGTTACTTTTACTTCTACAGTAACTGATCATCTTATTACAGGTGTTGGTGTATTTATAGATCATGTAGTAGTATCAAGAAATGCCGACTTGTTTAAAGTTGCAAGCAGTTCTATGGTTCACATAAACGTTCCTGATTATGGTACAGTACTTGTAAATGGTGCATCAGAGTCCGGTACAACATTAGCTGTAGACGGTTTAACTGCTGCACCACAAGTAGGTGATGTATTTAAAATTGCAGGAGTTGATCTTGTATATACAGTAACTGCAGATGCAACTGTTGCATCGGGGGGTTCAGACTTAGCTATTAATCCAGCCTTAGCTGCCTCTCCTGCAGATAATGCAGTTATTACTTTTTTATCTACCGCAAGAGATGGCTTAGTAGTTAAAACACGAATGGCTAGGTTTAACTTCTCAGGTTCTGAAAAGATGTCTATTGTAGACGGTATTAATATTCCTGTAGTATACGATGGTACTACGCTTAAGTTTACTAGATTAGACGATGGGCCTACAGAAATAATCGGTGCAGAATTTACTGTAAGTTTTAAGAACCATTTGTTTTTTGGCAATAGTGACATACTAGCTTTTACTGCACCTTATACAGATAATGACTTTACAGCCGCTGCAGGTTCTGGTACAATATCTGTAGGCGCAGCAATAACTGGATTAGTAGTTTTTAGAGAACAGTTAATTATATTTACTGAGTCTTCTATTTTACAGCTAGTCGGTAACACTATTGGAGACTTTCAGTTAAAACCAATTACGTTAGACATTGGTTGTGTAGACAAAGACACTATACAAGAGATTGGTGGGGACGTAATGTTCCTTGGGCCAGATGGCCTTAGACTTTTAAGTGCAACAGATCGTATTGGTGACTTTGGTTTAGCGGTTGTATCTAAAACTATTCAGAGTGAGTTTAGTAACTTTTTAACTACTAACACTTCTTTTTCAAGTGTAGTAATTCGTGAAAAGTCTCAGTATAGAATATTTGGATATAACACAAATACTACTCAAGAAAATTCTAAAGGTATTCTTGGCACACAGTTTTCTGGACAAGGTGGTGCGGATATGGCTTGGGCAGAGTTACGTGGTATACGTGCCTACACAGCTTCAAGCAGGTTCTTTCAAAACGCAGAGACTATTGTATTTGCTAATGACGATGGTTATCTTTATCAAATGGAATACGGTAACAGCTTTGATGGCACGTCAATACAAACTACTTTAGCTACGCCTTATACACCAATTAATGATGCAGGCATACGCAAGACATTCTACAAGGCTAATCTGTATACTGACCCACAAGGTAGTGTGTCATTTGATATGAGCCTTAAACTAGACTTTGACCAAAAGGGTTCAGTACAACCTGCTAATATAGTATTTGATAATAATACAGGAGAGGTTGCATTTTATGGTGCAGCTAGTTATGGATCAACTGCAGTATTTAGTGATAAACTTTTAACTCTTTTCGACACGCAATTAATAGGCTCAGGATTTACAGCGTCCATACAATTTGAGTCAGATAGTACTGATCCGCCATTCTCGCTTGACGCAGTTACGCTTGAATTTGGTATAAACACAAGAAGGTAAAAAATCATGGGTACAGGTTATGTAAGAAACGATGCGGCTAATAACATTGCCGATGGTAACGTCATAAACGCTTCAGACTTAGACGGTGAATTTGATGCAATTGCAGCTACACTAGCTACAAGTGGTCACACACACGATGGCACTGCCGCTGAAGGTGGCCCTGTAACTGTACTCGGTCCTGCCCAAGACTTTGTAGCTACTGCATCTGAAATTAAACCTAAGACAGATAATACTTTAGACATTGGTACTGCTTCCTTAGAGTTTAAAGATTTGTTCATTGATGGTACAGCACACATTGACGTACTTGACGTAGATGAGACTGCCTTAGTTACGGGTGTACTAACCACTACAGCTACACAGGTAGCAACTGGCGGTATCACAAGTGGCTCAAACATTGTTTCAGACACAGACAGCACTGATGATCTTGGTACAACCAGTGTTCGTTGGGCTAACTTGTTTGTTGATGGTATTACTGCAACTGACCAGATAACAGCTACTGGATTTACTGGTACACTAGACGGTATTCTTGGGTCTGGCGCTGCTGCTACTGCGTCTGTAACAACTCTTGATACAAGTGGTGCCGTTAATTTAAATCTTGTTACTGACTCAACTAGCTCAACTTCAGGTGCTTTGATTGTTGACGGTGGTGTTGGTATAGCTAAGAAGTTGTTTGTTGGTACTGACCTTGATGTAGACGGTACAACCAACCTAGACATTGTTGACATTGATGGTGCTGTAGATATGGCTACAACACTTGCTGTTGCAGGTAATGTAGACTTCAATGGTGACCTTGACGTAGACGGTACAACCAACCTAGACATTGTTGACATTGATGGTGCTGTAAACTTTGCAGCGGATGTAACCTTTGCAGATGGTGCAGATATTATTACAGCCACCGCAGGCGCATCCAACTTCAGAGCTGGTGCAAACGCAGGTAACTCCATAGTCTCTGGTGGTAACTATAATACTGTTGTGGGCGATAATGCAGGTACTGCTATTACTACGGGTGCTCAAAATGTTGCTCTTGGCTACCAATCTCTCTACTACAACACCACAGGTTCCAACAACGTAGCTAGTGGCTACCGATCTCTATTCTCCAACACCACAGGTAGTAGCAACACAGCTAGTGGCGTCCAATCTCTATACTCCAACACCACAGGTGCCTACAACGTAGCTAGTGGCCACCAATCTCTATTATACAACACCACAGGTGGTAACAACACAGCTAGTGGCTACCGATCTCTATACTCCAACACCACAGGTGCAGGCAACGTAGCTAGTGGCTACCAATCTCTATACTCCAACACCACAGGCGCTGACAACACAGCTAGTGGCTTCCAAGCTCTCTTCACCAACACCACAGGTGGTAGCAACACAGCTAGTGGTCGAGATGCTCTATACTCCAACACTACAGGTAGTTACAACACAGCTAGTGGCTACCGATCTCTATACACCAACACCACAGGTGCAGGTAACGTAGCTAGTGGCTACCAATCTCTATACTCCAACACCACAGGTTCCAACAACGTAGCTAGTGGCTACCGATCTCTACACTTAAACACCACAGGTGGTAGCAACGTAGCTAGTGGCTACGAATCTCTATACAACAACACCACAGGTGGTAGCAACGTAGCTAGTGGCTTCCGATCTCTATACTCCAACACCACAG